CTAAGTTCTTTGAAAATGACAAAAGAATTAAATTTTTAATTGCAGATGGTGAAGATGCTCAATATAAGGTGTACGATTACACTTATAGAATCACACATGGTTCGCAATTTTCCGGTGGAAACGGAATCCTCGGCGCGCTTGGACCGATTTTGCGCGGTGACATGAAGAAACGCTCTTCTGCTAGGTCAATGAATGCAGATTACGATGTATTATTGATTGGGCACTTCCATCAATCTATGACATTTGCTCAACGGTGTATATGCAACGGTTCATTGGTTGGATTTAGTGAATATGCAGCGAAGGGGAATTATCCATTTGAACCACCTACCCAAAATTTCTTTATTACACACCCTGTTCATGGTATTACATTTAATCTGCCTATTAGAATTGAAGATAAAGAATTAACTAATAAAGAGTGGGTCAGTTGGGAGGAATAAAATGAGAACATGTAATTGCACTCTACCTTATACAAATCCAAAGGCATGTGAAAATTGTTCGAATAACATTAAATATGATTTTAATAAAAGTTATGAATATAAACCAATTATTATAAAAGGTATTTGCCTGCACACGGACGAGAAGAAGGATTATAAATTAGGACAATTTGAGGCTTAAAATGAGAGCATCAGTAAATCAAGATGATATTGGTTATACACCAAAGGCTTACAAATATACGGCATTTTTGAATGGAATTAAAGTAAATTATTGTAGGACTGCTGATGAAGAATTGGGATATATTCTTAAATTTAAAGAAGATAAAGATGGAAAACTTATTATAAAAGATGACGAACTGGAAACCGAAGAATTGTACGGAGAAGTTGAAATAAGAAAAGTAGAGAAAGAAGATAAAGACGAGAACAAGGAGGAATAAAATAATGATTGAAAATAAAATGTTCGCCACTTGCTTTAAAAAGGAAGTGAATGACGAAGAGAAATCAGTAGTTGCATGGGCAAATAAGTCAGACTCCATTGACAGGTCAGGCGACCTTATCGAAGACGAAGCTTGGGATTTAGAGAACTTTTTGAAAAATCCGGTTATCCCCGCGTTCCATCAATATGACAGGCCTCCTATCGGTAAAGCACTTTGGGCACGGGTAATTCCGGGACAAGGCTTAAAATTCAAGGTTAAGTTCGCTTCAACTTTGGAAGGACAAGAATTCTATGAGCTGTACCGGGATGGGGTGCTCAATGCGTTCTCTGTGGGCTTCCGTGCGTTTGACTATCTCGAAAGGGAAGATTTTAAAGAAGCAGATATTATTAAATATAATAGGAATGGAAAATTGCCTAATCGGGTTTACAAGAAAGTGGAATTGTTTGAGGTAAGCGCAGCAGTTGTCCCTGATCACATGAATGCGCTGGTGGAACGATCTGCTTCTGGCATGATTAAGACTAAGTGTGTAATGGATTTCGCAGAAGACGCTAAATCCTCCCCAGAATATATCGAACTCCTCTCCACCCAGCCGGATTCTCTACCGGATTTCCCAATGGAAGATAAAGCAAAAGTAATCGGATTTATTAACCTCAGTGAAAAATCACTTGATGAACCAGAAGAAGTAATCGAAGAGGTACAAGAGGTTCAGGAAACCGTAGAAAACGAAGGTGCAGTAGAAGAAAAATCAGAAACGATTGAAGAAGTTGTCGATGCTAAACCAGTAGTAGAGACTGAGACTGTCGAAGATGCTGAACCAATTGAAAAAATAGTAAATGTGGAAGTCCTTGAAGACGCCGAAGAAAAAGGTTTAGACCTTGAAATTATTAATGAAATAGAGAAAATCGGAGAAGTAGCTGAACCAGAAACTATTGATGTCGTCGAAGAAAAAGCGACAGACGAAGTTAAAAGCATTAAAAAAGAAATCAATGATATTATCTTAGAAGTTCAAAAAGAAGAGAGTATTGAATCAGTAGCGACTGTAGAAAAGGTTACTCAAGAAGAAGTAGATAGAATAACAAATATTCTGAAATCTTGCAAGATTAAAGATATTTCTGATGAAGATAAGAAAATTATCTCAAAACAGTATGGCGAAGAAGAATTTGATATTACTTCAGTAAGAACTGAACCTGCTGGTTTTGAACTAAAGGTCTTCTGTAAATTCCTGAATTGCAAAATCAAGAATATGTTTGTTACTGATTTCTTTATCCCTAGCGCAATGAAAGGTAATTATTTATCTGGCTTTAGAAATTCACTAACTAAACACGAATTATTAGATCAGAGGAATTTGTATGGAAATGGTGGGGAAATTCCTCTTCGCCATTCAGTTATCCAGTTGAATTCAAAAAGATCAGAAGAATTCTTAACTCAAGGGACACAGTTTTATAAAGCAGATTCTGGTGAAAGATTTGTATTCCAGATTGAACCAGATTGGGGTGGGTATGGGATTAATATTTATACTACCGATAAAAATATTGAACTAAATAAATCATTTGCTATGGATGCCATTCAGTGGGTAAAAGAAAACAATCTACTGAAAGGTGAAAAATTCTCTATTATGGGAGAATTTCTTGATAAAAAAGAAATTGGTTGGGATGATGTAATTTTCCCTGATGAAGAAGCGAAGAATAAAGTCAAAGGTAGCATTGATAGACTTACTAAGACTTCCCCCAGTAGAGGGATTATGCTTATCGGCCCCCCAGGGACAGGCAAGACGATGACTGGTAAGGTATTGATGAATCAGCCTGATACTACTTTTATTTGGGCATCTTCTAAAGATTTTAGATATGGGGCTGCTGGTGCATTAGCTCTTGGTTTTGAAATGGCAAGGGATCTTGCTCCTTCTGTATTTTTTCTTGAAGATATTGATACTTGGTTGAAAGATTATACGATTGATCTTCTCAAAACTGAAATGGATGGGATTAGAGACAATAAAGGCGTTTTAACTGTCTTAACTTCAAATTTTCCTGAGCAAATGCCAGAAGCATTGATTGATCGCCCAGGTAGATTTCACCATATTATAAATTTTTCTTTACCAAATAAAGAAAATAGAATTAAATTATTAAAGTTTTTTGTTGATTATGCCGATAAGGTAATAATAGAGAAATTTGCGGAAGAGACTGCTGGATATTCTGGTTCTCATTTAAAAGAATTAGTGGAATTTGCAAAGATGATTGCTGAAGATCTAAACATTTCTATCGACGAGGCGCTTGTTAAATCTTTAGATCAAATGAAAGCACAACGGCAATTAATTATCGATGTAAGAAGTAATAAGAAGAAAGGATTAGAAATCCAAATGCCTGAAACTAAAATGGTAGAATTTTTAACTTCAACTAAAAAAGAAACCGAATTAAATTTTACTCCTGAACAGGTACAGGATATTTTTACTAAGAATTTAAAAGAAGTATTCAGTAAAATTAATATCAGTGAAATAGTAGAAGACAGAATTAAAATGGCTAAAGGTATTATTGAGTTTGAATAACATAGTTTAATTTTAAAATGGGAGGAAGACTGAGTATACCCTCCCATTTTAACAATACGATAAAAATAGCATTCCGTCAAGGAAAATTTTCGCTGGAGACATTTAAGAGATGTTAGGCGATCTAAACAAACGAACAAAGAGATAAAGGAGATTTAAATAATGGATACTGAAAAGAAAACTATGACCGTTGAAGAATTGAATGAAGTAATTGCGAAGGGCGCGGTTGGCGTTGTGGATGAGGCTGTTGCTAAGTTTAAGGAAGCACTTGCTACTGAAATTGACGCTAAGATCAAGGCGGCTGTTGAGCCGATTGAACAGCGGATTCAGGTGGGTGCTGACCCTATTGACAAAGACCCCACTGCTGGCTTTAAAACTTTGAGCAACTTCGGTGTTCACGTTTATAAGGCTAATCGCGGCAATGTTTCTGAAGAGTTGAAGAAGTGGGAAACCAAAGCTGCTGGTTCTCCGTCTCAGAATGTTACTGATAACGAAGCTGGTGCTTATCTTATCCCGCCTGAGTGGAGTTCTGATCTCCTGCGTCCCGTTATGCAGGAAGACCTTGCATTCGGTCGGACTCGGAAGGTCCCCCTTCAGCGTAACACCATCGAAATGCCTTATGTAAATGGCTTTGATGAGAGTTCCGGCAAGACTTATGGTAATGTTCAGGCCACCTGGATGGACGAAGAGGACACCCACACTGGTAGCTCTATGAAGTTCGGTAAGCTCCGGCTTTCTCTGAAGAAACTCGGCCTGATGGCTTTCGTTACTGACGAAATGATCTCTGATAGCCCTGCTTCCATGGAAGTTATTCTTCGTGATTCTTTCCGTGACGCCTTGACTTTTGAGATGAATGATGCTCTAATTCGTGGCTCAGGTGCTGGTAAGCCGCAAGGGATCTTAAATTCTGCTGCTCTTGTTACCGTTTCTAAGGAAACTGGGCAGGGCGCAAATACTATTCTCTTCGAGAATATCCTTAATATGTACACCCGTATTAATGATAAGGTAAATGCTATCTGGATGGTAAATCCTGCTTGCCTCCCGACCCTTGCCACTATGTCCATGGCCGTAGGAACAGGCGGAATTCCTGTCTGGCTCCCGGCTAATGGGGCCGCCGGTCGCCCATTTGATACTTTGATGGGTCTTCCAGTTGTATATAACAAGCATTGTTCTGCACTTTCTTCTGCTGGTGATATCATTCTTGTAGATTGGAGTCAGTATTATGTTGCAATTAAAGCTGGCGCAGAAGCAAATGGTGTTTATAGTTCATCTGTGCATCTAAAATTCGACGCAGACCAAACAGCGTATAAATTCGTTTTCAGAATGGACGGAAGTTGCGCCTGGAAATCAGCAGTCACACCTCCTCAATCCACAGCAACTACAATCTCCCCGATTGTAACTCTTGAGGCTCGGTAAGATTAGTTAAACTTTAGTGCGGATAGGGGGCACCCGATAAGTCAATATCTCCCGATTGACTTCCGCACTGATTATCATACGGGATTATAGTGGGAGTATGTATGTATGGGTAAAAGAGCGAATAAAATTGAAGTAAAATGTGAAACGTGCGGCAAACCAAAGATTATTACTGAACGGGCATACAACGCCAATAAAACAAAAAGATTTTATTGCAATACTACTTGTAGGAATAATGATAAGTTTAAACAAGTAGAAGTAATTTGTGAAAATTGTGAAACAGTATTTATGATTCACAAGTCAAGATATGATAAGCGTAAAAATAAAAGATTCTGCTGTAGTCGTAAATGTTTATCATCATATAAAAATGTGACACTTACCTGTGATGGGTGCGGTAGTGATTTTAAAAGAAAAGAGTACGAACACAAAAAGACAAACGGAAGTTTTTGTTCTAGGAAGTGTTATTTAAATCATATCAGGAATAAAGTAGAAACAAATTGCATAAATTGTAATGAAATTATTTTTGTTAGGCCGGAAGATTTAGAGAATAAAGAAAATTGTTTTTGTTATAGGAAGTGTTTACACAATTGGCAACATTTAAATTGGCAAGGAGAGAATCATCCTAATTTTTCGCAAGTAGAAGTAAAATGTTCTGTATGCGAAAAGGGGAAAATGGTAACAAAAGCAGTGTCAGAAAGGCACTCTAAATTTTACTGTTCTGATGAATGCTTGTCAATTGGTAAAACTGGTGAAGGATCTTCAACTTGGTTAGGAGGAATATCTTTTGGTGAATATTCTCCTAGTTTTAATAAAAGACTTAAAAAGAAGATAAAGAAACGAGACAACTTTCGTTGCCAACTTTGTGGAAGAAAAGGGAACAAGAAAATATTTTTAGTTATTCATCATAAAAATTATATAAAGACCGATTCGGATGATGATAATTTAATAACTTTATGCTCTAGTTGTCATGGTAAAACTAACCACAACAGAGAAATTTGGCAAAGATGGTTTAATTCAAGTAGTAGTTTTTGGTTTGCTGCACGTTCACAATAAAAAATAACGGAGGAATAAAATCATGAGTGGAAGACTGATTGAAGAAGTACATTTTGTTAACGCAATGCCTACTGGTGCTGCAATGGATGATCTCTATGAAGGTGGATTTTCAACCGATATCGTGAATCTCTCTAACTTTGAGAGAGCGACTTGGGTTATCTCCCGTGGAGTAGGCGCTACTGGCACCGCAACGATCACTGTTGATAGTTGTGACACTACTGCCCCTGGCACTGCAACCGCCATCCCGTTTGTTTACGCGGTAGCGAGTTCTGGCGATACCCTTGGGGCAGTTACTGCGGCCACGGCTGTAGGCTATACGACTGCCGCTGGGGCCGGGAGTATGGTGGTGGTGGAAGTTAATGCTTCTGAACTTAGTGGCACTGACAAGTTCGCCCGCCTTACTGTAACTGAAGGGACTGATTCTCCAGTTTCCGGTAGTGTTGCTTGTATTATGTCTGCTCCTCGGACTATTGCTGGGACTTCTACCCCTACCGCAATCGTTTAACCCTTATTCCTTAATCTTTTAAAGGGTTAAGGGATAAAACATAGCGGAAATTACGGGGCTGAAATATGCCCCAATTTTAAGCGGGATATAGTAATGGTTAACTTTTTAGGCTCATATCCTAAATATTCGGGTTCAAGTCCCGATCCCGCCTCCACTAAAATCAATTAAATCCATTAACCGGGAGAACAAATGGAATATTTAAAAGTAAGAATGGTAAAAGGTGAATGGCTCGGGCGCGTCCCCCCGGACACCTTTACTATTATCAAGCAAAAGGCTCTTGAATTAGTCCAAAGAGGAGTAGCCGAAATTGTAGATGCAACGTCTACCGCTAAACCAGTAAAACAAACGCAAGAACCAGAATTGAAGAAAGAGCAACAAGAAGAGCAAAAGAGTATCGATGCCCCTGAAGTAGATAAAATGATTCATGAGACACCGATGAACAAAATGATTCAGTCTCCGCCTAAGAAGAAAGCGGGAAGGCCGAAAAAGAAAACTTAAAGTGTTTTAAAATAATTTAATAGGGGGAACCGCTTCCTTAAACCGGAATAAAAGCCGGTACGGAGAAGGAGATTATTATGCCAGTAACAAATGTAAAATCAACGTGGGAATCTGGAAAATTAATTTTTAAACGGAAAGTTGCAGGAACTGCTGCAAGTGTATCCTTCGGCGTTGACGATTCCGGCGTAGATGTGATCATGTATGGTGACACTGCATCAAGCAACGCCACTTGGGATGCCTCAGCGGATAAATTAATTTTAACTGGGGCGAGCGCAGACCTTGGAACTTCTTGTTCTGCGGACGCATATGTCGTAGGACTGACAGCCGGTATTGACTTCAGTTCTGGAGCCGTCACAAATATTCATGTTGTAAAAGGGTTAGTCGTGTTCGCTGCATAAGTAGTTTAAATTATTATATTATTTTGGGGATAGGGATTCGAACCTGACAAGAAGACTTAATCCATCTTTTTCCCCAATTTTTATTAAATGGATTAGCATAGGAGGAATACTATGAGAGGTGGGCAGAATAGAATTAATGTAGTAATTGGACAAGAATTTGGTAGATTAAAAATTGTCGAAGAAATTGATAAAAATAAATGGGGAAGACGGAGATTTCTTTGCGAATGTAATTGCGTTGATAAAACAAAAGTCGAGGTTCTATTGTATTCTTTAACTTCAGGACATACGAATTCTTGTGGTTGTTTTAATTTAGAAAAAATTAAAGAAAGAAATACAAAACACGGGTTCTCCCAAAGAAATAATATCGATAAGTTTTATAGTCTTTGGTTGAGTGTCAAGAGACGTTGTTATAATAAAAATCAAAAACAGTACAAAGATTATGGCGGTCGTGGTATTTATGTATGTGATGAATGGTTGAATGACCCACAAAAATTTATCGGTTGGTGTAAAGTTAATGCATATTCAGAAGGATTAGAAATTGATAGGGAAGACAATGATGGACCTTACTCCCCAGAGAATTGCAGGTTTGTTACTTGTCAAGTAAATTCGTTAAATTCAAGGTTATTAAGAGATTCGAATTCTAGTGGATATTGTGGCGTAAGTTATCATAAAGGCAGTGATAGTTTTCAAGCAAGGATAATGTATAACGGCAAGGTTGTATTTACTACCGCAGGTTTTAATTCTCCACGGAATGCAGCATTAGATAGAGATAAATTCATTATAAGGGAAGGATTGCTGCATAAGTTAAACTTCCCCGAACTAGCAATCAACGGGCCTCTATAATGGGAGAATTAAACATCGCCATCGGTCTCCCCTGTAATTGGGACTTCCTCAATATCCAATTCTTCGAATCATGGATAGAATTAAAGAAACCCCAACACAGCGTAATAATCGGGAACCGAGGCAGAGTAGACGACCAACGCAATTCGATAATTCATGCAGCTCTTAAAGACGATTCATTTAGCCATGTACTGTTCCTTGACACCGATCATCGCCACCACCCTGATACTATTCCTAAATTATTGCAGCACGACAAACAGATAGTGTCGGGCTTGAGTTTTAGACGGTCAGAACCCTATGACCCGATTATGTTCAAGGAAGAAAATAACAGATTCAAAAACATAACCGAATGGGAAGAGAACGAATTAGTTCAAATTGATGCAGTAGGCGCAGCTTCTTTATTGGTTAAGACAGAAGTATTTAAAAGAATGGATAAAAATAAGTGGTTCGAGATGAATTACCCTTATCACAATGGAGTTGTCAGTGAAGATTTTGGATTCTGCATTAAAGTGAGAAATTTAGGATACAAGATCTTTGTTGATACCAGTTGCACAAACGCTCACATCGGGACATTGAACGTAACACAAGATACTTGGATTAAGAATGGGAGAAAAGTAAATGGACTTTGAGTTAAATGTTTATGACCGGATTATATTATTGAATGTATTACCGGATATTAGAGATGTAGATTTAACCCTTTATGGATGTTATCACAATTTGATTCAAGAATTATCATTTTCAGAAGAAGAACACCTGAAATTCCAAATTACACATAATGAAGAGAATAATGTAAAATGGATTAATGATGAAACGAAGAAAATTGATATCGGCCATAAGATGTTAAACATTATTCAAGGTAGACTGAAAGCGTGTAAAGAAAAAGAACTGCTTGAATATTCCCATAAGTCTCTTTATGAGAAATTCGTCAATGATTGAGTATATTAAAAACTTAATAAATAGAATTAAATCCTTCTTTATAAAACCTGAATTTGTTAAAGAAGATAGATACATCAAAAGTATCATGAACCCAATATTTTCTTCAGTAGTAGAAAAGGAACGATATGGCAATCAATAGACCAGTTAAAAAAGTCGAAAGAACCATCTCTACTTCTAATATTTTCACTGATTCTGCTGAATTAAAAGGGTATTTTAATTGCTCTATTTCTGGAACATTTGTAGGAGTAGTTACTATTCAGCGTTCATTTGATTCTGGCGATACTTGGTATGATGTAAAATCGTTCTCTATTGTTGCACAAGAGTTTGGGTTTGAGCCAGAAGCTGGTGTCGTATACAGGGCTGGAATTAAAGAAGGTAATTATACATCCGGCGAAGCAATAGTGAGGCTTAGTCAGTGACAACTATTTTTAATGAAAGCGCAGAGCTTAAAGATAGTTCTGGGGTTATTAATCGCTCGAACCCTCTACAAGTACAATCTCTTTCTGCAAGTAAGAAGCCTTATGCTGATGACCCTCATTCTCGTATTCACCAGGGAGTAATGTTCAATATTGATTCGACTGGGTCAAGTACGAATGTGGTGGTGGCTAATAATGCAACACTGGATGTTGTAATTAAAGCCACCGGAACCAATTACCCGCATATTTCAATTTCCTACCGATTAGGAGGAAAGGGTAGAATTTTAGTTTATGAATTGGCAAGTAATGAAATGAGTACTGGAGGTACTGAGATTATAATTGTGAATAAAAAGTGGGGATCTTCCATTGTATTCGGTGGAACTGCCTGGCGCAACCCTACCATTGATTTAACCGGTGCAATTTGTAAAGAGTGATCCATGGATTAACCTCACTGTTCAGCGGGTAGACATGGATGAAGCCTACAAAACCATGAACACCGTGGACAGATGGGGCAGTGTGAATGTGCCAGTCAAGAGTATTGCGCTAAATGTGCACCAATATCAAGAGCCCATCCCTGGCTTGCCTCTTGGCAGTATCTCAGTGGCGGGACTGGCAGCAGCAATAGCTTCAGTCTCGACTAAACTGATTATGACCAAGTTTGGGGGGAGTTTAGATGAACACGGGTTTATTATCTTGGAGTAACTGATGCCTCTAATAGATCACATAGATGGCCCCAATAGAGATATCTATCTGTCTGCGGATACAGTTGGGGGGTCTATCCATCCGATTGATATTTATAAAGAGGCACGCACTTTGCGAAGGATGGATGAATCATTACGAGTGTTCAAGCCCTTTATGGTAGCTAAAGGGGGAGATCCTAAAAGTGATGTAAAATTTACGGAACGGTATGTAATGCTGTTGAATGGGACCAGGATTATTCCCTACAACATTACCCATGTCCTGACTGTAACTGGGGTCGTTATTACAGATGACAGCCAGGAGGGAATTGCCTGTTTTGACAGAACACCTTTATCTCCTACGGTGCGGGTAGATATCAACTATGTCCCTCCACAGGTTGAGATAATTACCGTTTCCACAGGTGGGGCATTGCTATCAGATGAGCGAGCTAAACTTTTGGGCTTGCCGAGTGCGGTGGTGAATGCCGAGGCAGTTTGGGAGTACGAAGGGCGGTCATTGGACGATGTGAGTAATATCAACAGTTATATTTCGCAGATACCGTCTGAAGTTCGTTCTGAATTATCTACAGAATTAATGGATATTGTTTTTATTATGAAGATAATGAAGAATAAGAGAGAAATTAAGAAAATTGGATCTACATGGACAGCTATTGTTTATGATGATGATGGAATTACAGAAATTCTCTCTAAAGCATTAAAAGATAAAACAAATCAAGAAATAACTGATTTAACAGCGGGCGCATTGGCTAAGGAATTAGCGACAAGTGTTTAATATTTTCCCTGGAAGTGGATTAGGCGGAAGTCCATCTCAATTATTAGGGATCGGCAGTTGGATAAGCACAGTTGTAGCACGGTGGCTGTCTAAAATTTTCACATATAATTATGTTGTTAAAAACATAAAATATAACTATATTGGGTTCAATATAATTTATAATTTTGATAGTCGGAGTAATGTTTATAATTTTGTTAGTAAAAAAGAGACAAATAGATTTAAAAGTAATATAGCACCATATCACTTTATATCACAACCAGATTGAGGATAAAATGTCATTAGATAATTTTCAAGGAACATCTGATATAATCCTCCAGAGTGGAGATGAAGCCATTCCGTATACATTTGAAATAACCACATGTAGTTCCACTACCGCAAATGACGGAACATTGCCATTCGGTACATCAATAGAATCGGTGGCTGTACTTGTTTACACATCAGAAGGTACAGATGTTACGACTGAATTGGTTTCATCAAGTTCTGAGTCTGGGAATATTATTACTGTAGCCTTGACATATCCCGCTACATCAGGCGAAGGTTGGTATAAATTAACTCTTCTCTGTACCTTAAGTTTAGGTGTTGTAAAAGAATTGGATTTTTTAAGAATTTATGCGGAGAATAGATAATGATTGTTCAGCCTAGCGAAGTAAGAGATTTCTTTGGTGATTTGGATGATTCTGAATATGATACTATCTCTACCATCCATGAAGATGTTGAATCATTTGTTTCCGAGTATTGCAGAAGAATATTTGAATCATCTTCTTATAAATTTGAAAGATACAGTGGTGGAAAAAGTATTATTAATTTAAATAATTATCCTGTAACTGCTGTAGATAGAGTTTCCGAAAGTTATATTTCAGCTATGAAAGTATGCAATACAAATCAATATTCTAGTGCAAGTGTATCTGTTACAACTACTGGGATTAGAATTGTTAAGGATGGAGTTGCTGATATTACTGTATTATTTGCGACGTATACAACTATCCAAGCAGTAGCAAATGCAATTAACGCGAAAGGTAATGGGTGGACTGCTCAATTACTTTCACCAATTTATGCCAATTACAAATCAACAGAATTAATTCCTGTTTATGGTCTAAATGCGATAAATACAAATTGGGTTGATTTTTCTATTTCTGATCGCCCATTGGATAATATTAGAGTAGATTTGAATAAAGGAAGTGTTTATAAGTGGTCAAAATTTTCGAGTGGTTATCAAAATGTATTAGTTGACTATACAGCGGGATATTCCTCTTCAAATATGCCGAAGGATTTGAAACTTGCTATTAAAATATTGATTAAGTATATTGTAAGTAAAAACAAAGAGGATTCATTTGGATTAACCCAGTATAGAATTGGGTATAATTCAGTGCTATCTATTTTTGAAGAAGGCTCTATCCCTAAAGAAGCAGAAAGGATTCTCTTCAAATATCGTAGGAATCGGGTATAGTTATGGCTCCTGGGTATAAAATAAGGATGATGTTGCAACAAGTATCTGG